TCAAGAATTAGTAAAGGGGGCGGCGGGACGATGAAGCAATACACAAGAAAACAGTTAAAAGAGTATGCCCGTTTAGGGCTGGCCCGTGATCTAACAGAGGTTGACCCGGACACGCTGCCTAAATGGTATGAAAAAATCGGGGTTAGCCGTGGAATTTACGGCATGAACGGCGGTTTGATTTGGGATAAAGTGACGGGGGAATACGGTGTTATTTTGGCTTGCTCTTCTAATTTGTTCCGGTTGTTTTAAGGGGGTGTAATTATGATCTATTGCAAACAAATACCGCCAGAATATCAGGAAAGCCGGTTGTTTGAAGATGAAGGAATGGGGCCGGATTATATCAATGTAACCGGCAACCGGGATTATATCAGCCGTACAAGCTCACTTTTTGACCGGGTATATAGTGCCCTGGAAGATGGAGAATTAGCCGAAGCCCTGGACGATATAAAGAACGGTGGTTATTATAGCAGCTTTTACAAGAACGCAACAGACGCTATAAATGACCTTTTGGAGCCTGAAAAGGCCCGGTATAATACCCGTGATATTCACGCCCTGAAAGAGCTTGTAGAAGCCTATACGGAAGCCGGAAGCCTGGAAAAGAATAATATTTTGTGCAAGGTTCTTTCCGTTGTTACGGGCCGCAAATGGGATTGGCGTATTATCCGGGGTTATTGTCAAAGTGATTGGAACGAGATTTTTTACCCCGTGGACGATTGGAGCCGTGAAGCGTTGGCCGCTTTTGAAACAATGTATTTTAACACTGGTTCAGAGTGGATTATACACGATGAAGAGAATACCCCGGAAGGGCCGGAAGATATAAGCGGGTATAGCTGCTATATAGTAGCCGATACAGAAGAGGGCATTAGAAAAGAGCTTGCAGCCGTTGCCGGTTGTGCGCCGTCTGATCTGGTTATATGGGCGTTTGATGAATTTATCAGAGTAGCACAATATAAGGCGGTGTAAATATGTATATAGTTTTGCTGATCTTGCTTTTACCGGTTCAAATAATTCTTGAATTGATGAAATTTAATAAATAAGTTTGCCGCCCTGGTTCATTCCGGGGCGGTTCTTTTATGCTTTTTCAGGGTGCAGCCGGGGCCGGTTGCCTGATACCGGGGCCGGGGGATATATCCACCGCCACCGGGCCGGGGTGAGTGGCGAAAATTCCCACAAAAATAAAAAGGCTTTATTCCTAACAAACTTCATTCAGTTACAAATCTTATTCAGTAACAAAATATTTTCAACTCTCTATTGACAACAAAATAAATTCAGTGTATAGTGTCATCAAGAGGTGATTACCATGTATATCAACAAGGCTATCCGAGATTTGATGAAAGCGAAAAATGTTTCTCTTCTGACCATGGCAAAGGCTCTTGGTAAAGAGCGTGGCAATGAAATCAGTTCCCGGCTGAGAAGCACTAACCTGTCCTTCAACAGCGCAGTCGAAATGCTGTCCGCCCTGGGTTATGAGGTGGTCATTCAGGAGAGAAAGCCCGGAGTCCGCAGAGCTGACCAAATCCTGATTGACCAGAAGGAAGACCCGAAGTATGACCTGGACGCTCTATTGGGGTCAGGCGGTGATGGTAAGTGAAATATGGCTATGGTCGGGTATCAGCCAAAGACCAAAACCTTGCTCGTCAGCTTGCCGCTTTGAAAGCCTATGCTCCTGATCTGGATGATGACCATATCTTCACTGACAAGCAAAGCGGAAAAAATTTCAACCGGGAACATTACTTAAAGCTAAAATCAATCTTGGTTCCCGGTGATGAAATTTTGGTTGAGGAATTAGACCGGTTTGGACGGAATAAAGCGGAAATAAAAGCCGAGTTGGAGTGGTTCAAGGAGCATGGTGTTATTGTCAGGGTGTTTGATGTTCCTACCACGCTGATGGACTTCCATGGACAGGATTGGATTGGCGAGATGGTCAATAACATTTTGATTGAAGTCATGGGAGCAATGGCAGAACAGGAGCGGAAGAAGATACGGAAGCGTCAGGCCGAGGGGATAGCGGCCATGCCGGTGGTTGGTGGGCGGAAGGTATCTGCGAAAACAGGAAGGGGGTTTGGTCGCCCTGCTTATGAGATTGACCCGGATGAATTTAAGACACTGGTGCAAAAGCAGAAAGAAGGACTGATTACGGTGAATGACGCTTGCCGTCAACTTGGTATCAGTAGACCCACATGGTATGAAAAGGTGAGAAAGGTTGGTTGAGTATGAAAAAGGCATTTAGTTTTGTATTGGCGTTACTTATGACAATTTCTCTGTGTGCTTGTGGTAATACTTCCACTCCGACAACGGATGATACCTCTTCCCCTGAGCAATCAAGTGAACCGGTAGAGTCTGTGGTAGATAAAGAGCCGGTTGAAGAGGAAACAGGATATACCTCTTATCAGGAGATTTTAGACGCATACACCGTCAAACTTCAAGAAGCCACTCCCGGTTTGATTGAAGAATACAATGCGGAAGCGGCTGAGAACACCGAAGGTCTTGAAGGGCTTGCCACGATCTGCAATGAAAAGGTGTCCGCTCTTGCTGAGATTTCCATGGAGGGTACACAGGAGATGGCTAACATCTATCTGCATTCCGGTGATGGTACAAGCGAGGAATATCAGGAATGGGGTGCCAAGTTGCAAGAAGTGTATTTGCAAGAGGCGGCTAAAATCCAAGAAGCCTATATGCAGTCTGCAAAGTAATTCACAGGAGGAATTGTTATGCTGGAAGAGAGATTGAATGACTGGGTTAAGAAGGTCGTAGCTGCGAAGAACGATACAAGTCGGGGTTGCACCGATACTCGGCAGATGATACTTGATGTGGATAAGATCATAGCCGAGGAATTTGACCACACTCCCGTATATTTTGAAAATCAGTAAGGCTCTTTCAACGGGAAAGAGTAACAGCCATTACGGGCTATCGGAGAAATCCGGTAGCCCTTTTTCTTTCAGGAGGTCATTATGAAAATTGATGTGCTGGGTACGAAATATAATCTGCGCCGGGTCAATTATAACCAGGACGAGTTCATGCGGAAGATGAACTATGGCGGTTACTGTGATAACAACACCAAAGAGATTGTTATTCTTAATCTCAGAAGCACCCCGGATTGGGCTGAGGCTCAGGAAGAAGTCATTCAGCGTATGGAGAAATGTACTATCAGGCATGAGTTGGTTCACGCCTTCCTCAATGAGTCTGGGTTACAGTGGAATAGCTTTGCCCCGGATAGAGCGTGGGCCAAAAACGAGGAAATGGTTGACTGGTTTGCCATCCAGTTTCCGAAGATGTATGAAGCGTTCCGGCTCGCCGGAGGGATTTGAGGTGATTTTATGGATTATCGGAAGTTGGCAGACAGTATTAAACGGCACATTGGGAATAAGCCGGAAGATCATGCCGCCTATATTGACCTGTTATCCCTTTGCCGCCAGTGGGAAGCGGAAGATTTTCAAGCGGCGCACGAGGTCAGTAAAGAGCTGCGGGTTCTCTCGGCCAAGCAGTTGCGCCGTACTTCTCCGAAAGAGGCGGAGCATTTCTATGAGGCATGGAGGAAGAGCCTCCTGTTTGACGCTCCCCATAATTTTGACGCTTTTATGACCTATATTGAGCTTGACCGGAAGCCGGAAAAGCGGTTTTATGCACCCCGGAGGCATTACCTGAAACCCATGGTACAGGGGTTCCAAGATATTCTTGATAAAAAGCTGCGTCTATTAACAATATCCATGCCGAAACGAGCGGGAAAGTCGCAAACTGGTATCAATTTTGTTAATATGCTCTCTGGCAAATTCCCTGACCGCTCCACACTGATGGAGGGAACCGGTGATGACCTTGTGAAGAGCTTCTATAATGGGTGCTTAGAATATCTGATGGTTCCGAATGAGTATCTATTCTATGATGTATTCCCGGATGCCCGTCTGGTGCAGACCGGAGCGGACACAAAGATCATCAACCTCAAATCCAAGTCCCGGTTCCCTACTATCATGTGCCGTTCCATTGATGCCCGTCAGGTAGGTTTGTCCGAGGCTACGAATGTGCTTTATCTGGATGACTGTGTGGAGGGCCGTGAAGAGGCGAAGAACCGCCAGCGGCTTGATGATAAATGGGAAGTAATTTCCGGCGATATTATGGGCCGAGCCATTGAGGGTACGCCCATGGTATTCACTGGCACCCGATACTCCATCTACGACCCTATTGGGCGTGTCCAGGAATATGCGGTACAGGAGAATTGGCCTTGGAGAGCCATTGAAATTCCGGCCCTTGATCTAATCACGGACGAGAGTAATTATGAGTATGAGCGAGAGGGCCAGAAGATTTTTACCACGGCATATTTCCGGGAGCAGAGGGAACTTCTATCCGCCGAGCAGTTTGAGAGTGAGTTCCAGCAACAGCCTTTTGAGGCCAAGGGTCTTCTTTTCAACAAGGATGAACTGAATTATTTCTTTGAGTTGCCTCCTGACCGGGAGCCGGACACCATCATTGCCGTAGGTGATACCGCTGAGAGTGGTTCGGACTCCACCTCCCTCCCGGTGGCCGTTATCTACGGCACCGAGGTTTATATTGTCGATGTGGTCTTTGATGACGCTCCCGCAGAGGTAACAAAACCGGAGTGTGCCAAATGCCTGATCTCCAACAAGGTCGCTTCTGCTACTTTTGAGGCCAACAATGCAGGTCAATATTATGCCCGTGATGTGGCAGAAATCATTCGGCAGCAAGGGTACTCCATTGGTATCAGAACGAAGCGGACGATTTCAAATAAGCAGACTCGAATTGAATTTGCCTCCGACAATATCAAGAAGAACTTCTATTTTAAGCACCCGTCCACTTACAAACGAGGCAGTCAGTATTGGAATTTCATGAAGGAGCTGACCACCTATACCCGAAGCGGCAAGGTTCCACATGATGACGCACCTGACTCCCTGGCTCTTCTGGAAAACGAAATTCGTATGTTGGCCGGAGGGAAAATCGAAATCTTCAAGCGGCCATGTTGAAAAACTAAATATCCAATGGTATTATAAAGAGTTATTCATTGACAAGCATTGGATATTATGCTATCATGAAAGATGATAAAATGGCTCTTTGATAGGAGGTGACATGAATGGGAGGCAGAGCGTTATTTGGCCGCAGGGTGATTTATACCGATGTGGCCGCAATCAACGATAATAACATCATTGATGTTCTGCAAAAGGCCCTGTTCATTCACCTCATGAACCAGGCAGATATTAGCTATCTGTACCGATACTACAAGGGAGATCAGCCGGTTCTTTACCGGAAGAAAGAAGTTCGGCCCGAAATCAATAACAAAGTTGTTGAGAACCGAGCCAATGAAATCGTATCTTTCAAGGTTGGCTATTTGATGGGTGAGCCTGTCCAGTATGTCAGTCGTGGGGATGACGAGAAAATTGCCAAGAAAATCACGCAGCTCAATGATTATGCTTTGTCTGAGGATAAGGCCGCAAAGGATAAGGAACTGGCTGATTGGTCGCACATTTGTGGAACTTCCTACCGCATGGTTCTTCCCGATGGTACGGCTGATGTGGAAGAGGACGAAGCTCCGTTTGAGATTTTCACTCTTGACCCTCGATATTCCTTTGTGGTCTATTCCACGGCCCTGGGCAATCCCGCCATGATGGGCGTTCAATATATTCTGAAAGACGATGGAGTGTTGGTCTTTAGCTGTTACACCGCCGACCACTATTATGAGGTGGAAAACACTTGGGCAATCAGGCGGAGCGAGGAACAGTATTTGGGTATTCCCATCATTGAGTACCCGGCAAACAAAGCCCGTTTGGGTGCTTTTGAAATCGTCCTCCCTCTTCTGGACGCAATCAACAATGTGGAGTCTAACCGACTGGACGGCGTAGAGCAGTTTGTTCAGGCTCTTATGCTTTTCCACAATGTCGATATTTCTTCTTCGGATTATCGTGATCTGCGGGAAGAGGGCGCAATCAAGTACAAAGATATTGACCCTCAGTTTAAGGCCGAGATTGAGTACCTGACTGCTGAACTGAACCAGACGCAAACGCAGACCCTTGTAGACAGTATGTATAATACAGTTCTCACGATTTGCGGTATGCCGAACCGAAATGGCGGTTCTTCCACCAGTGACACCGGTTCCGCCGTCATCATGCGAGATGGTTGGTCTGCGGCAGAAGCCAGAGCCAAGGACAGTGAATTGATGTTCAAGAAGTCGGAGAAGGAGTTTTTGAAAATCCTTCTTCGCATCTGCGACAACCTGAGCGATCTGAGCTTGAAGCTCTCTGCTATTGAAATTCGTTTCACTCGCCGCAATTATGAGAATATCTCGGAAAAGGCCAATGTGCTGATTACCATGCTGAACAATCCTAAAATTGCTCCGGTTCTGGCCTTTATCCATTGCGGAATGTTCTCTGACCCCCAGGTTGCTTACAAAATGAGCATGGAGTATGCGGAAGAGCAGGAGAAAAAGGCGGTGGAGCTTGCCGTCAAGCAACAGAATAATAGGGAGGGTGAAGGGGATGAACCCGGTAGTGAACCTGACAGCAAAGGCAGTTCAGGAGATCAATGAAATCCTCTCTCGTGGCAAGGGAGTAGAGATTGCTGTGAGAAACGGCAAAGTGGTGGTTTGGGAAACCGCCAGCAAAAAGAAATATGAGGCCGTCATAGAGAGATGACGGTAACAGCCACTACGGGCTATCGGTAAGAGCGGAAACGCTTTTGCCGGTAGCTCTTTTTCTTTTGGTTTTAAGGCCGCAAGGCTTTGAATGGTCAGGGAAGACCTTAATCGCAAGGGGAGAAAACCCCACCAAAAACGGAAAATAGTGCTGAGTGAACAGCCTTGTTAAACGCAGGAGGTATTTGTTATGGCAAAGATTGACACCAGTAAGATTGAGGGGTATGCGAACATGACCCCTGAGCAGAAGCTGGCCGCTCTGGAAGGGTTTGAGTACGAGGACAACTCCGCAGAGCTGGAAAAGCAGAAGAACGCTCTTTCCAAGGCCAATTCTGAGGCCGCTGAGTGGAAACGGAAGCACAATGCTCTTTTGTCCGAAGAGGAAAAGAAGAAGCAGGAAGACGCTGACAAGCTGGCTCAGATGGAACAGGAGCTTGCCGATCTCCGTAAGGGCAAGACCGTTTCCGAGTACAAAGCCAAGTTTGTAGCCCAGGGCTATGACGAGGCTCTGGCTGAGGAAACCGCTAAGGCCCTGGCTGACGGCGATAGTGCTAAGGTCTTTGCCAACCAGAGCAAGTTCCTTGAAGAGTATGCGAAGAAGGTCAAAGCTGACGCAATCAAAAAGACCCCCAAGCCCGGTGCGGGTGCCGGTTCCGGCTCTGGCACTGAGGGTGCCGTAGATTACGGCAAGAAGATTGAAGAGGCGCAGAAGAACGGTGATATTACCGCTGTTGCCTACTATACACGCCTGAAAGCCCAGGCCGAAGCCGAGGCTAAGGGTGAATAACCAGTAAAGGAGAGATTGATTTATGGCCGATACTCTGGCTACCAGTTTCGGAGTGTTGAATTACTCCGGTATGCTCTTCAATAAGGGTAATACCCGTTGCCCCCTGTCCTCCATCATCGGCGGC